TTTATTAAAAATCATAAAGTCGGAAGCTCCCACATTATAACTACTGCCGGGTTCGTGCTCTACGTCCGTTATGTTTTCTATTTGGTTACCGCTGTGGCTAAAGTCCGTTACGCTGGTGCTTTGCAAAATAGAACCGCCGCTTACCGTTAGGTCGTTGCCTACGGTAGCGTCGTTACTTACGCTCGCGTCGGTAGTGTTTAAATCCAATACATTAAGCACCTCGTCGGTTCCTTGCTGGCTGCTTACTCTGCCTACGAAGTCGGCAGCGTTACCGTCGTCTACCGGGCTGCCTATCTCTACGTTACTGTCGTCCTTCTGGACCTTGAACCATTCAGCGCTCCACTCGTCCAGATTGGCGTTATAGCTTCCCTGCATAGGAAGCCAGTAGAAGCCGTCAAAGCTGTAACGTATACCAAAGGGGTAAGGACCTACAATAGTGCCGCTATAGCGTTCTATTGGCTTACTGTGGAGGCTTAAGACCTCACTAGTAAGAAGGTCTAGTAAATCGTTATAACCTCCGCTATTACCTCTGCGCCAATCTGCCGAAGGTACCCAGCTGCTGCCATCGTACACAAAGAAAGAGCCCGGACCGCCGAAAGCGTCCGCTGTTCTTACCTCGCCGAGGTCCAGCACTAAATTGCTCTTAATATCTCCGCTGCCGTTTGTACTTATGTACCTTGTGCTTACGCTATTGCTTTGAGTACTTAAGTAGCTTATTAGTACCTTCTCTACGCTCCAGCTAGCAAAGTATCCACTAGGGACGCTTACACTAGCGTTACTTTGATTGTATAGCCCGTTTTGCTCTATATCTACCTCAGCCTCTCCCTCTACCGGTAAAGACGGTGTAACGACCGTAAACTTATTGGCCACCGTTAAGCCGGTGCTGCTGTTCTGTACTATGCCCGCATCTAAATAGTAATAGCTGGCCGTAGTGGTCCAGCTCGTAGCTCCGTACAATAAACCGCCGCTAGGGGACCAATCTCTTTTAAGGTAGTAATAAGTACCCGGGTTGGCTTGGTCTTCTATTTTTAGCTGGATTCTATAACGCGGTCTAAAGTAGCCGGTATTACTTCCCGTGGTAGGGTGTACTAATCTATATACTAGGTTACCCTCTAGCTTTAAGTACGCGTTATTATCGTCGCTTAAAACGCCTAGGCTTAAGGCAGGAGTCGTAGTGTAAAAATCTACAAAGCGCCCTAGAAGGTTCTGGCGTAGTGTTTTATTATGGGTTACCTCTACGCGCTTAATAGCTGGTAAGAAATTAAATTGATTACCCGCTAGACGTGCCCCTCCTCCGGTTGTACCGTCGAGGGTTACGTCGTCGCTCACTTTAGAGGTAAAAGCTTTAGTACCGTTCTTGTAATAAGCGCTTACTGTTCTGCTTGTTTGGGTACGCTCTATATACTGCTCAAAATAGTAAACGCCTTCCCTTTGGTAGAACCTTGCCCCAAAAGCTATACAAAGCTCTTGCATTACCTCCAAGTATTTAGGGTACACCTTGGTACCGTCTTGCTCTCTGGTTTGGAGGTTAGGCGCATAGTACCGTATTAAGGTAGCTACGTCTGTGTTTATATCGTAGGTATGGTTAGTTTCCCAAGTATTTAGGGTAGTGGCGTAGTAGAGGTCGTCAGCTGCGTATAAGGTAGCCGTTCCTATTGCCCCTACTGCGCGCTCTATAAAGCCTTCTACGGTCTCGAAAGCGCTAAAAGTATACTCTGTATTAGCTAGGTGTCCGATGCCGTCTACGGCCGTTATTTGGAATACGTAAGGCTTATGCGTATCCTCTACCGTTACGAGGTCCTGCATTATAATTCCGGACCAGTAGAGCGTAAGGCCACCGTCTCCCGGTAGCTCGGTCTCGTAAAAGTCAAATACTAAGCCGTCCTGCGCTGCGCTTCCCTCGCCGTAAATACGTACATAAAAGCGTTCCTCTTGGTAATTCTTTAAGAGGTTTATAAAGGTGTCGAAAGCTGCGCTATTGTTATAGGCGCTTATCGTACAGTTAGAGCTTATAATAGGGCTTACTATATCGTCGGTCTCGCCGCTATAGTTTAGCGTAAAGCCGTCGCCGGCTACTGTAAACTCTTCAGCTGTGCCGCTGTAGCTCGTGTCGTGTATCTCTATTTTAAAGAGCTTATCCGTTGAGCTGTGAAATTCGCTATATAATCTTAGACCCATCTATTAAAAACCTCTGTATCTGCTTCGTGTTCTATTTGCTTTCTCCGAGCTTAAGAGTATATCTTGCCCCGAGATTTTACCTACTACGGTTACAGCGCCGCCTCCAGCTCCGGCTATCTGTGGGAGCTTGCTTAATGGGATTACGGCCTCTGCTTCGCGGCCTTCGCCAATCATTGCGAGCGTAGGGCTGGTAACTATACCACCCTCTGCGAGGAAAGGTATAGAGATACCACTAGAGGCGCTTACCGCTTTCATTCCAGTAAGTAAGCTCTGGAAGCTTAAGCCAGCAAGTCCACCCGTAGCCACTACCAATAAAGTAGCTAATACAGCTACTAAAGCAATGGTAGCTATAAGCTGGGCAGCCATAGCTTTTAAAGCTGTTATAAAGCTATCTGCGAAGCTTTCGCCGTGTACGATAGCCCCAGCTATAGCGTTGCCTAGATTCTGGCTAAATTCAAAGGCTAGGCCACCGGTAAGGTCGATAGCTTGTTTAGAGCCTTCGCTAGTGGTAGCATAAAACTTTAAAGCTTTCTCTTGATTCTCTCCGAATTTCTGACCTAATCTATGGAGCGCATCTTTAGAGCCCTCTATTTGCATAGAGGCCGCAGCTAACGCCGGTACTAATCCTTCTTTAGTAACCTTAGCTAGCTTTTCAGTTTCTTCTGTAGCTACTGCCGTCTCTTCATTAGCTGCCTTTTGCTTGGCTTGTATTTTGCTTATACCTTCTGCGTATTTAGCCCTATTCTCGCGCATTGTATCAAGCGCGGCCATAAGTTGCTTATAGCTTCTGGTTTCTTCAGCTGTATAAAAGGGGTTAGAGTAATTTCGCTTATAGTCGCTTATAGCTTTCATTTGCTGGACTATAGCTTTATTTACCTCTGCGTATTTTTGCTTTAGCTCTTCTAGGCTTTTCTCTTGATTGTCGCTAGCTACCGCAGCATCTACAGACTCTTGTACGGCGTCTACTTCTTTCTTTAAGCTTTGGTATAAAAGAATTACGCCAGCTACAGCTATCCCTAAAGGACCCATAGCAGCCGTTAAAGAGCCGAAGGCAAGGGTAAGGCTACCTACTACACCAATTACTACCGGGACCACAGCAATAAGGCCAGCTAGTACGGTCTTATTATAAAGCTCCGCGTCGCTCATTCCTCTAATGTAGTCGGTAATTTTTCCTACAGTAGCGGTAAGCCTCTCGAGGCCTTGCTTAAATATTTCGTTATTTGCGATGGCATCGCCCAGCTCAATAAGTACGCCTTCGGTAGCGCTCTGTAATTCCTTAAATGCTCCGGCGGTGTTATCCATCATTGTAGCCGCCATACCTTGAGCGGCTCCGTCGGCATTCTGTAGGCCTTCGGTAAGAGCTGGTAATTGGTCTATAGTCTCGCTCAATACGAGTAGAGCGCTCTGTGCGGAGCGGCCTACTTCGTCTTTAGCGTCTGCTAGATTTAGACCTTCTTTAGATAAGTTTTTAATTGCTCCGGCAACGTCTCCACCAGTAGCGCCAAGCTCGGAAATAATACGGCGTAAAGAGGTACCCGCTTGAGAGCCTTTTATACCAGCGTTTGCTAGTAGCTCAATCATTCCGGTAGTTTCCTCTACACTAATACCAGCCGCGTTAGCTACGGGTGCTACGTATTTCATAGCCTCCGCGAAGCTCTCCATATCTAGAGCAGATTCGCTAAAGCTCTTGGCCATTACGTCGGTTAGGTGTCCCGTCTCGCCGGCTTCCATTCCGAAGCCTCGCAAAGTGGCACCCGCTACCTCAGCAGCTCTCGCTAGGTCCGAGCCGGCAGCTTGTGCTAGGTAAAGGGTACTTTCGGTTACCTTCTCAATCTCTGGAGCGGTAAAACCAAGTTTAGCAAATTCTACCTGCAAGCTAGCTACTTCGGAAGCTGTAAAAGTTGTGGTAGCGCCTAGGCGTTTAGCCTCGGCTTCTAGTCGTGCGAATTGTTCAGCAGTAGCACCAGATACGGCTTGTACCTTGCTCATCTCGGCCTCGAAGCCTTGGAAGGTCTTAACAGCGCTTACCCCAATAGCTGTAATAGGAGCGCTAAAGGCTGCGGTAAAGGTTGTACCTATTCGCTTAGCTTGGCCCCCAAATCTTTTAATACTAGCGCTAGCCGTCTTAAGGCCGCGCTGTAGCCCGGCGATATTTGCGCCTATGCTTATTGTAGTCCGTGCTAAGCTTTTCTTTGCCATTTACTTAATATAGCTCTCGCTTCTTCTTTTGTTAGTTTAGGCTCTGCTCTTGTGTAGTCCCAAGGGAATTTAAATAGCTCCTTTGGTTTAATCTTTTTGCCCTTCGGCAGTTGGAGATTTACCAGCGTTACGGTCTGCGTACGCATTACCTCCCAGAGCTCGCGGCTCTCTTGTTCTTTCTTTTCACTAAAACCAGCTACAGCGTTGTTAAGGCTGCGCGGGGTTAGGTCCAAGTATTCGCTGTAATTATACCCGAGAACGCCTAAGGCTATCTCTTCGCAACGGTCAAAAGTAAGAGGGGCTTCGGGGCCCGTTGAGCCCCTAGCCCCCTTTACTTTTTTTCTTGTGTAAAGCTCTCGGTAAAAATTGCTAAAATCTGCTCTAACGCTTCTGGGCTTTCGTCTAGCCAGTCGGCTATATCTTCAAGCTCATAGTTAAAGCTTTCCTTCTCTACTCTTGCACCTTGTTTAAGGCCAGCTCTTACGAGCTCTAAAGCCTCGCTTAAGCTTAAGCTCTCGCCTATCTTATCCAAGTCCGCTAGCTTGTAGCCGGTAGCGTCTGTAAACTGCATTAGCGCGGCGAAGCCAAACTTTACCGGTCTCTCCTCGCCTCCTATTTTAACTTTCTTTACCATTTGCTTTATGTGTGTTTAATTAGTCTTACGATACAGTAGAGTAGGTAATAGCGCCCGTAAGCTCGAAAGTAGCCGAGTACGTTACGTTATCTTCCATACCACTAGAAACCTCCAAAGAAGTTACGTAAGCAGCAGCAGACCAGTAATGGTCTCCCGATACCTCGGTAGAGAATTTAACCGTAAGCTGGGTACGCCCAGACCAAGCGGTCATTAGGTCATCAATGCCGTAAGCCGCGTCTTCAGCGTACAAAGCCGATACCGAAATAGTACCCGATTTTGTAGCTTCTAGAAGGTCGCGAGTACCGCTAGAGTCTTTAGTTGTTGCGTCTCTTGTGTCCATAGACAAAGAGATAGAGCCCTCAGTTGCGTGAGCAATTAAAGTGCTGCCTACGTATACCCCTAAAAGGGTTCCGTTCATAATGCCAGTAGTTGCCATTTTTAATCTAGATTATTTAGTTGTTCTTCAATTATTGCGGGAGCTTCAGCTGGTGCTTCTGCTCCAAATTCAACGGCTTTACCAGCTTGTATAAGCTCTAGGCCGTATTCGTTTACTACACTTAAAGTTAGACCTTTGTCTAGCTTCTTACCGCTAGGTAAGGTTACTTTTTTTGTTAGTGTTATTTTCATCGCTTAACTCTTATTATATATTCGCTATTAGCTATATAAACCTCTGCTTTGTCGTCGTAGTCTGTCTCCAATTCTGTAAACTGGATAGAGTCTATAACGATACCGCTAACGGTCCCGGTATAACGGTCTAAAGCTGTTCTTACCTTCTCGTTAAGGTCGGCAGCTTCGGCGTAAGTTTCACTTACAGCTAATACTTCATAGCGCACCTCGTCGAGCGTACTTACGCCGCTCTTCGTGTCGCTTGGTGTTATATCATTAATGAGGTATACCACAAAAGGAAAAGCGGCGCCCTGCGCTGCTATTTGGGGGTAAACCCGAGTACCTACGATAGCGCTTACGTCGCTGTCGCTGGTTAGGATTGAGTATATAGCTTTTCCCTCGTTCATTAGAAGCCTCTTTTTACTATAGCTTTCTTTTGCTTTGTGCTCAGCTCGTAGAGCTTCTTATCTATAATACGCTTTACTTGAGCATAGAGTAGAGCGTTAGCTTGTTGTAATCCAGCCCTATAACCTTTGCCTATAAAGTCTACGTTTTGCTTTTCCTTTACTTGAGCTCTAGCCTTTCCTCTAGCTACTCCAAAGTTTACCATTGCACCGTAGTACCCGTCGCCGGTTTTAGTTGCCTTCTTTCCAAATCTTGGACCTACATAACCGATAAGGTTATAGCGGCCTTTGCTTTGGATGTAACCTATAGAGCGGCGAAGGTTCCCCGGTTTATAAGTTACGCTTTTGTCTTTGCCGCCTCTGCCCTTTATACTTTTGCCTACTGCCTTACGGGTTCTCCCGTCTTCTATCTGGCTACGTACGCTCTTTATAAATGGCTTGGCCGCGTTCTTAATACCTCGCTTAAAGTCTCGGTATTCTGTCTTATCAATCTGGCGTAAAAGCTGGAGCTTTTTTATAGCTTCCTCGAATCCTTCTACCTCCATTACTAGCCCGTCCTTCATCAGTCCGCTAGTCTAGTATCTATAATTAAGTAGCGCTCTCTACCTTCCAAGCTTACGCCCTCTACTTCGTAGCTCTTGCCCTTCCAGCTTATTTTAGTGGTAGCGTCTACATCGCTGCGGTAGCGAATTGTAAAGCGTACTTTATTTACGCTAGTGAGCTTCTCGGTTTCTTCTCCCTCTTTAGGAGTGCCTCGGTACTCTACCATAGCCCAGACATTGGCTAAAGTGCTGTACGTGCGTACGGATTGGCCGAAGCCATCCGAAGCGACGCTAGCGCTTTGTAGCGTTATTCTTCTATCTAGCTTACCGGGGTCAATCAAAGCGGAAAACTCTAAAAGGGTTTAGCAAATACTCGGAAGCTGTCGGCATACGGTGTACGCTGTCTACGCGCTTCTCGTACATCTCGCCAATGATTAAAAGCATAGCCATTTTAATATTAGCGGGTACGTCGCTAGCTTGCGTATAACCACAAGTATAACGGATTATAACAGCGTTTACGGTATCCTTTGTACCGTACCAGCCATATTCTGGCATAATACGCGCTGGCTCACTTACTAGGTCGCTGCGGTAATCGTCAGCAGCTACGGTAATCTCGTCGCCGTTGCCGTCGATATACT